CGCAGAAAAGGCCTCGCCCAATGCGTTATCAACATTGAACTATGTACATTTCTGCAATGGTAGTTAAAACCCTCAAAAGAACGGGAGGTAAAACCATTATGGCTAAAATGTACAGGCGAGACGTCTGACTCTTAAATTTATGACCTGGGTAAAACCCTGGAGACTAATCTCCAGGTAAAATACCAGATCACTCATAAAAGAGCTAGATTAGTCTCAAGACACGCTAGTGCCTCACATGAGGGCCATCCTCATGATTCCCACAATGTCCGTCTTGGACTTAGGGTGAGTGTCGATTCTAAAAACAAAAATTAGATCTCAGAACTAGAATCTTACGTTTGATTCTGAGAAATATAAATAAACTATACAATAATATACAAAAGATACTTATGAAGCTTCAGTAACTACATATTGGTAATAAATAGGTACTCCAGTAAAGAAGAACAATGAAAAATCTTCTCCAACTGCATCATGTTGCTGATATACAGTTGCTGGAACTGGAGTAGCACCTGTTATATTAGTATCTACGGTTCGAACTAAATGGGAGTTGCTAGGCAAAACCTGAGCTTCAATAGTTCGTGCTGGAGCAAACCTAGTTGGTCTATAAAAAGGCAATTCTACCTCAATAGAATTATTAATAGATAAATTTGTCGCAGCAGCTCCATTGCCAGAGCTCAATGCCCATTTAGCCGAAAGGAACTTCTGGATAACCGCTCTACCTGCCGCTAACAACGATTCGGAATTGAAAAATGTACCATTTCCAGTGTTATAAAATATATCACGAGTTACTAGTGGTGTTTGAGTGGTACTATCTGCGGTAAAGAAATATTTCTTACGCATAGCTCCGCGATAACCAGCATACGCTGGCGTAAACCAAGAAGTAAATGTGGTGGGTCCCACTGTAAGGGGTGTTACACCATCAACTGCTAGATCAATACCTTGCGGATCATATCCTGTATAATAAGGCATGTCTTTATTCCTCAACTCGTTAACACGAATTGCATCAGAACTAGCCTCTGTAGGATACCAAAATCTAGTAAAAGTGTAACGCTTGCACAATTCGCGAATTGAGCAAGGTGGGTCACCATAAAATACCAAATAAGTTGCATCTTCCTCTTGTGACTTTTTGGCAATAGTCATAATCTCTCCAGAAGAAGTTGGCTTATCTGAAGCAGTAATATCGCCAGTCTCCACATTGGGAGAACTACTTTGTGATTCTAAAATTTCATCGACCTCTGCTAATTCTTCTAATTTAGAAGATTGAGCAACTAAAGGTTCAGGAAATAAATGATAATCAGCTAAGTCATAATTCTTAGGCTCAGCCAACTTAAAATCATCACAAGCAGATACAAATACATTGATAAAAATGGGTGCATCAACACTTGGGCATACCAGATCATTAAGAACTGTTAGCTCAAGCACACCATTTGCTTCAATATAATTGGCAGGCAATCTAGAAAAAGATGAAAAATTGGATCCTGTATCATACGGAACACCACATTGTTTCCATGGGGTATTCTGACCCCAACCAACAACAATTTCAAAATCATCGGTTTCAGCAATATCAATAACACGTGAATAGTTAACATTATAATTAACTGACGAAGTAAATTGATTTGGATCCCATCTGGCCAAAATACGACCTTTATGGAAATCACTCTTTACAATCTGAAATCGAAATTTGAGAGAACCTTGCCAACGATTAAAACAAGTTGCCATATGAGCAAGTGGTGTCATATGAATTTCGCCCTGAAAATTATCTAGTTGCATAGGCAATACTCGCGTATTCCAAAGTAAAGTATCAGGCGCCGCATCTGGAGCCCAAAAGAATTGAGTCAAATACGATTCTCTCTTTACATAATCAAGAATACCCATCTCATCTGTGCCATCTAAACCTACTGTACGTGAATCAACAGTTAATTCTGCTTTGCTATCTAGAGTAAGTTTGAGAGCAGCGTCAGCTGCATCGGTATTGGATAAATTACCTGTTGGCATAGGTTTAAACTGCTGTATGTCAGTAATAATATTTGGTCTAGAGTATCCAAATAATTGAGCCATTCTACTTGTAGCTTGCGCACCAATCTCGGTTGCCCTCATATAAGGACCGATGATTGGTAACTGTGACAAAGCACCAGCCGCGCGTGCAACTGCAGCAGCGGGTTTGGAAATAATTCCTTGCCCATACTCATCTTTGGAGTTAATCGTATTTCCCCTATCACCAGTGGACATACGTGCCCCCCTCCTACCACTCTGTGAAACAAGTGGTGGATCGGAAGAGGTAGGAATAGTAAGCACAACATCCTCAGCCCAGATATACGTAGTAATAGTAACTGGGTCATTACCTCCATTAGCATGCAACAAATTTGCGAGAGATTTAATAACAATTTCTCCCATATCAGTCCAATCTGCTCTAGGAATGCTCAAATAATTATCTGGCCAAAAGAATGGCAAACACAATTCCCCACCTGTATTTTTGGTAGGGTTCAAAAAGAAATGTGGTTTCTGTGAAGCTTGAATCACGTCCACTGGAACAAAATTCCTAGCGACCGTAACTTGATCTCCAGCAGTGTACGGATTATATGAAACAATAGAACGCCCATAATGAAACTTAGTGCCTGAAATAACCATTTTAACATGAAGTTTCATACGCAACAATTCAAAATTTTTAATCTTATCGCGAACATATGGATTTTCACAAAATGCGGTCCAAGGATTAAACCTATAAAAGAAAGGTTGTCCAACCAGCCATGTTTGGGCAGATTGACGAATAGGTCGATTCAAGAAATTCCCAAGATTGCTATCACTATTGTTGGCAAGATCCATAGTAGGATCATACATACCAACTTTTTCAGTAATCCAACCGGCATCTTGATCTGCAAATGAAGTAATCTGCTCCTTACTCATAGGAGCCACTTCATTTTCTTGAGTACCTGGTGCAGGATCGGAATCCGACACAACTCCAGATTGTGAAACCAAAATCATTTCTTCCAACTGCGCAATGCGTCTCTCCAACTGAGACACATGTCTATACTTCTTGGCTAATTTGAGTTTTAGTTCTCTATTACGAGATCTGAGGTACTCCACCTCATCCAATTCATCGGAAAACTCGACACGATGGATATCCCGCAAAGCGGCGTTAAAATCAGTGTTATTATAGAGGGCACTGTCCTCAAAAATTGTAGTAAAATTAGAAATGCAATTTATACAATATTATGTGCGGTGCATCAATCGACAACATAACAGTGCTATTTTGTTGGGCGTCACCCCATCGCTAAATAACGATATATATATACAATGACTATTTGTGTAGCTGTCCATAATATCTAGGTAATGCAGAACCTAGTAAATTATGCGTTAATCAAACACAAACAACTGTTTTTAGCTTTTCCACCGTACAGCAACGGTAGCCCAAGGTATAAAGCCCCCAGGGCGGGCTTATGAAGCCGACCTAAAGGTCGAACTTCTCACGGTACCAAGCGAGCCGATCATCATAACTCATGATCGGGCCAACGTAACCCTGAATACCAGAATCACGTGCAACTTGCTCCAACTGAGCAACACGCTTGGTGTAGACCTCACGGCCAAATTCGAAATACTTCAATGCTACATTCTGAATTGCCTCAGCACTTGATTGTTCCATGGATAAAACCTCGGACTTCAAGTGTGTGTGCAACATCTTTGAAATCGAATCCTCCTCAATAGGAGATCTGTATAAACCTAATTCATCATCCCAAACTGCAAAGTGCTTCAAAAATGAAGCATCACTGAGATTGATGTAAGGTACAGATTCTGCTTCTTTGTCAGCCATAGTGTAATTAATACTTACCTTAGCCAACTGAGCAGAAATAGCAGTATGATTAAAATCATCATATCCTTTTGCTACTGTCATAATGTTGTCGTCGCCATAAGTCATAATTGAAACTTTAGAGTTGAAAGGTGGTACTTTCCACCATCTCTTCTCCTTCGCAATAGCATACCAGCAATAACGCAAGTAAAGAGAATTAACAAAACTGTTAATAACAACTGTCAAAGGATGTCCAGATGGGTTTGATCCCATAAACTGAACTAAAGTTCCAAAATAATCATAAGTCGGATAAGAAATCTCAGTGGCAATACCACGCATAATGGTAAGATCTTCCTCATCATAATTTCCACTCTTTTCCGCTAACTTAATCAAAAGTTTAAAAGCAGCCAACATAAATTGGGGGCTCATGCGTCCATCAAAATTGGCGAAATCGCCAGCGATGGCACGCTCCCAACCATGCTTACCAATATGCTCAAATAACTCTGTCCATTCAGGTGATTGAACAACAGTACCAACAGCACATTCGGTAGCAATTTTGTTGCGCTGCACCAAAGCAGCGAGTGAAAGAAAATACTTACGAACAAGCATTACGAAGGGCATGTTTGCCGCAGCAAATACACGCACCTTATCTTTCGTGAGTTTTGTGGGTTCATCCTTTAATGAAGCCTTGAAAATAGTATTAATGGATTGACCAGCCAAAAGCTTGGCTTCCATCTTCTTAATTTCCTCAAGGATCATAGGATCCACATCACGAGGGCACGAAATTCCCTCAACGAGGCGGTCTGATTTTTCAACAAACTGTGTCTTGGGTCCCTTCAAAGGGAAACCAACCGATGTCGAAAAATTCATTGGATTAATACCCAACACTCCATCTAGTCCAGCAAGGTTAACATCATCACTGATCTTACCTACTTTGGCTAACTCTGACGGAGGAATTGCCTCAAGACTAAGACTATAATCGATAACAGCCTTATTAAGCAATTCGGAATCAAATTCAGTGGCAGTATCAACTTTACCACTGATATCTAGTTCCTTGTGGCGCATAGCGCCCATCTCCTTAGGTTTACCATGCTTCT